GATATAACGCTGTCAGATCGCATAACGTCAGCATTGGAAGTCTGAAATGGGATATACAAAGCGCCAGTTCGTAACGTCAGCCTTTGAAGAAATAGGCTTGGCTGATTACGTCTTTGACCTTCAGCCTGAACAGCTACAGGCAGCTTTGCGCCGTTTAGATTCCATGATGGCAGAGTGGAATGCAATGGGCATACGGCTTGCATACGAAATGCCAAGCAGTCCACAAGACAGCGACCTTGATTCAGAAACCAATGTGCCTGACAGCGCATGGGAAGCTATCATTACCAATTTAGCCATTCGTATTGCTCCAGGCTACGGCAAGGCCGTATCTCCTGACACCAAGGTATCAGCTAAGGGCGCTTTTAACGTATTGCTGCAACGCGCTACATTCCCGCTAGAACAACAGCTTCCTTCAACAATGCCATTAGGTCAGGGCAATAAGCCGTGGCGCTGGGATAACCCATACGTTCGGATTCCCTATGATCCTCTAAATGCAGGGCCTGATGGTCCATTTGAATGGAGTTAAGAAATGCCTACAATTAATCAGCTACCAACTGTAACACAGGTCTCTGGCGGAGATCAGTTACCATTGTTCGTAACAAACCAAGGCGATGCTCGTCGTTGCTCTGTCACAACGCTTATTGAATATCTTCAGGCAAACTTTGGCGCAGTTGTTTGTTCCTCTGTTCAAACAACACCAATAACTTTTGTTCAACTACCTACTGCTGTAGGTAACACTGGTGCGCGTGCGTTTATTACTGATGGAAGCACTACTACATTTGCTGCTACTGTTGCTGGTGGTGGCGCTAACAAGGTTCCCGTCTATAGCGATGGCACAAACTGGAAGGTCGGATAATGTCTTATGTAAATCCTTTTGCTCCTAATTATGGAGCGAACATTGTTGCAACTCCTGCGGCATCATCGGCATCAGTAACCATTTCTGGAACTGACAATGCTGTCCGTCTTGTGAACACTGGCGCAAACGTCTGCTATGTTCGCATTGGTGAAACGGCTGCGACTGCAACAACTGCTGACTTAGCGGTTCGTGCTGGCAGCGAAGTTATTATCCGCAAAGCACATGGCTTCACAAAGCTGGCACACATTTCGGCTTCTGGCACAACGCTCAACATTCAAACGGGCAATGGCGGCGTTTAATTTTAATTAAAGGATTGAGATATGATTATTCAACCTTTATGTAACTTTCTAATAGGAGAATTGAAATGCCAATGGTCGGTGGAAAAAAGTTTAGCTACGATGCCAAAGGTATGGCGATGGCAAAGAAGGCCGCTGCTAAATCTGGCAAAGCTATGATGATGACCAAAGCGAAGAAGAAAAAGAAGTAAGGTGTCAAAAGATTCGCGCCTGACTCGTGCGGGTGTTGCTGGGTATAATAAGCCTAAGCGCACCCCATCGCATCCGAAGAAGTCGCACGTCGTGGTCGCCAAAGAAGGTGATAAGATCAGGACAATCCGTTTTGGACAGCAGGGCGTTATGGGTTCACCCGCCAACAAAGGCGAAAGCGAATCCAACAAGAAGCGCCGCGCATCATTCAAGGCTAGGCACGCAAAGAATATAGCCAAGGGTAAAATGAGCGCGGCGTTTTGGGCTGATAAGGTTAAATGGTAAATGGTTCAGATTCCAATCGTTAATGGCATCTACACGGACAATGGGCCGGACTTCCGCACGTCTTATCCTGTGAACATGATTCCAGTGCCAAAGAGCAACGGGATTAGCGAAGGCTTCCTGCGTCCTGCTGATGGGCTGGTGTCTAACGGCACTGGCCCAGGCGTGGATCGTGGCGGCATCAACTGGAACGGCATCTGCTATCGCGTGATGGGTTCTAAACTTGTCACGGTGTCCAGCACAGGCGCTGTGGCTATCATTGGTGACGTTGGTAATGACGGCAATCTAGTAACGATGGATTATAGCTTCGATCTATTAGCTATCGCTTCCAATCAAGACCTATTTTACTATTCGCCCAGCACTGGCCTTAATCGAGTCACTGACCCTGACCTTGGCATTGTTTTAGATGTTGTGTGGGTAGATGGTTATTTCATGACCACTGATGGCGAGTTTCTTATCGTTACGGAACTAAGCGATCCGACGCAAGTTAACCCACTGAAGTATGGTTCGTCAGAAATTGACCCTGACCCTGTTGTCGCACTGCTGAAACTACGCAATGAGATATATGCTCTGAACCGAAACACCATCGAAGTCTTTGATAACGTAGGCGGTGATTTATTCCCATTTCAACGCATTGAAGGAGCGCAAGTTGAAAAAGGAGTTGTTGGAACTCATGCTTGCTGCGTCTATCTTGAAAGTATTGCGTTCGTTGGTAGTGGGTTCAACGAAGCCCCGGGCGTTTACCTTGGTGGCAATGCGAAGGCGAATAAGATCAGCACGCAAGAGATAGACCAAATCTTGCTTGAGTTTACCGAAGAACAGCTATCCACAATTAAGATAGAAGCGCGTAACGACAAGGCGCATGAGCATCTATATATTCACCTTCCTGACCGCACGATTGTGTTCGATGCTGCCGCTACGCAAGATTTAGGCCAGCCAGTATGGTTCATTCTGACAAGCAGCTTGGTTGGCTTATCGAAGTATCGCGCACAGAACCTTGTCTGGTGTTATGACAAGTGGCTGGTGGGCGACCCAACGAACACCAATGTAGGATACATGGTTCGAAACATCTCAAGCCATTATGGGCAGAAGGTGCGCTGGGAGTTTGGCACGACAATCGTTTACAATGAAGGTCGCGGCGCAATCATTCAGAACCTAGAGCTTGTTGGCCTAACTGGTTCGGCCGCATATGGCGTAGAGCCGACAATCAACACAAGCTACTCCACTGATGGCCAGACCTTTAGCCAGCAGAAGTTCATCAATGCTGGCCTCACAGGGCAACGTGCAAAGCGTCTGGTGTGGTTCCAGCAGGGTTGGATGCGTAACTGGCGCATACAGCGATTTCAAGGCACGTCTGACGCTCATATGTCATTTGCTAGATTAGAGGCGGCGATAGAGCCGTTGGCGTTCTAATGGCGAACCAAAGGTTATCTCTTACACGAGATCAGTTTGCTTCATTCCTACAGGACTTTGAGCAAATCAAACAATTTGAGCGGCTGTTTGCCAACACGAATGCTAACGTCATTTCAATTGATGATGTAAGCCTTGCTGCTGGCAATTCTGGGGCAAGTGCAAATGATGCGCTGGCACAGATCATTGGTATATCTGAAACGCTAAACAAGGAACCAGCACCAGCTAACGTAAGCCAGCTTGCTGTGATTGAAACGCAGCTTACGGCACTGGATGTTGCTCCCCCTGCAAGCAATGGCTCGGTAACATCTGTGGCTGCGTCTGGTGGCACTACTGGATTAAGCTTTAGCGGATCACCCATAACCACTAGCGGCACACTGACCCTTGGCGGCACACTGGCTGTTGTTAACGGTGGGACAGGGCAGACTTCATATACTGACGGTCAACTTCTAATTGGCAACACAACTGGCAATACGCTGACTAAAGCTACGCTTAGTGCGGGTAGCGGAGTATCTATCACCAATGGAGCGGGTTCAATAACAATATCCGCAACTGGCAGCGGAGGAACAGTTACAAGCGTAGGCCAGACTTTCACGGGCGGTTTAATTTCTGTTGCTGGATCGCCAATCACAACGTCTGGAACCTTGGCGCTTACGGTTGCGGGTACGTCAGGCGGTATCCCCTATTTCTCAAGCGGGGCAACATGGGCAACGTCTGCTGTGCTTGCGGCCAACGCGATTGTTGTAGGTGGCGGTGCAGGGCTTGCTCCAGCGACAGTCACAACTGGTACTGGCGTAGTTACGGCTCTTGGGGTCAATGTCGGCACGGCGGGTTCGTTTATAGTTAATGGTGGCGCTCTAGGAACGCCCTCCAGCGGCACAGTCACTAACCTAACTGGCACAGCCTCAATGAATATCAACGGCACTGTTGGGGCTACTACGCCAACGACAGGCGCGTTTACATCAGTATCCCTAACTGCTGGCTTCGCGCTGGCGTGGAACGCAGACGTTGGTCTTTCTCGTTCTGCCGCTGGTACTTTGAATTTAGGTGACGGAACGGCAGGAACAAGTTCTGGTACGTTGGTTCTAGCCAAAACAACTTTTGCTGGTAATGCCAACCTAACTAGCCCTTCTTTGGGCAATCTACAGATCGGAACGGGAGGCACAACGGGCGCTGGCGGTTCGTTGTCGCTCACAGGTTTAACAGCGAGCGGAACGGTTTCTGCAAACAGCTTAACACTAACCACAGCTTTGTCAGTTGGTAACGGCGGCACTGGCGCTACTACCATTACGTCAGGTCGCCTTGTCAAAGCTAATGGAGCATCTGCATTTTCAGCGTCTCTTGTATATGATGACGGAACTAACTCCGGCATTGTTTCGGGTAACTTCGTCATTGATGCTGGTTCTTTGCAGACAAAATCCAACGGCAGCACCGCACTTGCAAATGCCCTTAACGATAACGTTGTAATTACAGTCGGCACTGGCTTTATGACTTTTACTGGCGGTGGCGCTTTAGCCCAGCTTGGCGGTATGGTAGCTGGTGCAAACGGGCAAAGAGTCGTAATCCTTAATACCACTGGCAGCGGGATTACTGTCATAGGTGAAAGTGCAACTTCGACGGCAGCTAACCGAATTTGGACGCAAGGACTAGCTTCCGCAACTTGGAATAACCTTGGATCAAGAGAATTTATTTATTCTACGGCGCAATCACGCTGGCTAATGATTGGTTCTAACGCAGGTTAATATAGAGAGTTTGTTTTACATCTAACAACACGTTAATAATTGGTATATAAGTTCGATGCTATTTTAAGGAATAAGATATGGCCGTGACCATTAGTAACATCATCCCTGCTAAGACAGCAGAGTCAACTCAGACAACGCAATATACCGCTGTTGGTGTTCAGACGATCATCGACAAGTTTACTGCGACTAACTATTCAGCCTCTTCTGCAACGATCAGCGTTAACCTTGTATCTGCTAGTGGATCAACTGGTAATGATAACTTGATTGTTAAGAGCAAGACGCTTCAAGCTAGCGAGACCTATACGTTCCCTGAACTGGTAGGCCATGTATTGCCGAAGGGTGGATTCATCTCTACTATTGCTGGCACAGCTTCAGCAGTTAACATTCGTTT